TCATGACGGCCGACTTCGGCCAGGAGATCGTGTGGGGCGCCTTCAAAACCAAGGCCAACGTGGGCAAGTCCACCGAGGATCTCGTCGCGGAGGATGGCTTCGCCATTGTCCGGGGCGAGACCCCGGTCATCTCCTACGCCACCACGACCCTGCCGGGCCTTAAGGGCAAGGCCATCCTCACCGTGGATGGCGTCTCCCACCGGGTCAGGCATGTGGACCTGGAGGGTGACGGTCTGCACGCCCTCGCCTACTTGGAGCTGGTGTGACGGGCCCCGATCTCCTTTCCGACGCCCTCGTGGCATCTCTCCAGGCGGCCATCCCGGCCGACGCCCTGGTGATGGACCACGAGGCCCTGCCCATGAAGGTCGAGCACCTGCCTGTGGGGGGTGTCTTCGGCGTGTTCCTCTTCCAGGATGCTCCGGACGCCGCCGACGGAACGCCTGATGGCGCCGGCCGTCACCGCCGCCGCGCCACCTTCAAGGTGGAGCTGCGCATCCCCAAGCAGGCCCACCTGCTGCACGGAACCCAGGCGGGGCGGCGCCTCATCGTCCAGGCCGTGCAGGCCGACGCCACCTTCGGCGGCCTCGCCAACAACGCCTGGGTGGGCCCCATCGCCGTGCTGGTGCACGAATCCAACAGCACCATCGCCTGCGCCGCGGTGGATGTCGTCATCGACTACACCTTCGATCCGGAGGCCGCATGAAGCTCAACCCAGCGCCCACGACCGTCCTGGTCACCTGCCGCACCCACACCTTCGTCTTCCCGGCTGGGAGCCATCCCGCCATCCGGGAAGAGATTCAGCTGGAAGCCAATCGGCCCGTGCCCATCCCGGCCGCGGCCCTCCCCTTTGCCCTCTCCTTCTCCGGCATCGAGGCCCTTCCGGCCGCCGAAGCCTCCCCCGCTGACTCCCAGGCGCCCACGGCGCCGATCCTCAAGGAGGACTGATCATGCCCGTGCTCGGCAGTCTGAATTCCAATATCGAGCGCAATTCCCGCGGCTTCCTGTACGTGGTCCCCATCCCCGCCGTGCTGCCCGCTGGCGTCAACCTGGCGGCGAAGTACCGGGGGTACTTCGACCAGTTCCTGGCCGCAGCCAGCTGGACCGAGCTGAAGGCGGGGCTCAACCCCTGGGCCAACATCACCTCCGAAGGCCTGGCCCTCAAGGTGAAACAGAACCGGCTCTCGGGTGATTCCCAAGCGCAGGCCAAGCACGACATCGGCATCATCGACACCGATGTCACCGCCGAGTTCACCATCATCGACGTGGAACCCAAGAAGTTCGCGGACTCCTTCAGCCTGGATGTCGACGAGCTGATCAGCGTGGCCGCGGCCGCTGGCGCGCCGGGGTTCGACCTCGCCGCTCTGGGCGGGCAGACCACCGTCGCGCGGTTCATGGCCCTGTGGCGTGCGCCCGATCAGGCCATCCCCGGGCAGTACGAGATGTTCCTGCTTCCCCGGATCACCATCAGCGGCGACACCGACCTCAAGCTCAACAAGAAGGACCGCCTGGAAGGCAAGTTGATCCTCACCTCCGAGGAGGACTTCAACCTGGTCAACGCCAAGGGCCATCCTGAGAAGGTTCTCTACTTCAAGCCCAACGCGGCGGCCCTGTAGCCATGCAGGATCTCAGCCTCGTCCACTTCGAAAACGCCGTGCCGGCCATGGCCGACCTGGGGCTCGAGCATCTGCTCGGGCCCCTCTTCCAGGCCGTCTTCAACAAGAAGACCGATGCCCTCAAGGCCGCCCTCACCACCGAAGGCATCCGCGAGCTCCTGCAGGGTGTGGCCGCCGGCAGCAAGGCCAAAGCCCTGCGCCGCCTGGTCGTGGCCCTCACCACCCCGGGGGCCGAATTGCTGGCCGCCGAGGGCGATCAGACCAAGATGAAGGTGCTTCTCGACCAGCAGGCCCTGCGCCCTCTCTCCGCCGTCTGGGAGGACTTCGCCGGTTTTTTTGCCTCGCTGGGGATCTCCCTTCCCGACACCCAGGACTCTTCCGACCTGAGCGGGGCGAGCAGCGCCGGGGATCCTCAGGCCATGACCGACACTCTGCCCAGCGAAACCGCTGGGTCCTGAGACAGCTGCTGGCCCCCATGGCCGGGGGCTGGCAGGCCGCCGCGCTCCTGCCTCTGGATGCCGCCCTGGATTGGGCGGACAAGCACCTGAAGTCCGAGGTCCGCAAGGCCTGGCGGGCCGACCTGCACGACTGGTTCACCACCCTCTCGGCCCACGCCCTCGCCGCCTCCAAGCCGCCCACGCCCCCCGCACCCCCCACCTTCGAGGACTGAACCATGTCCCAGAAAGTCGAAGTCGAGCTGGTCGCCAAGGATGGCGGGTTCTTCGCCATGCTGGCGAAGGGCATCCGCGGCTTCCAGGAGTTCGCCGAGAAGGGCAAGGCCAGCACCACCTTGGCCAATACCGCCAGCAAAGAGCACCTGGCCACCATCGAAAAACTGGAGGCCAGGGTCCGCTCCCTCACCCAGGAGTGGATGAAGCTCAAGGCCCAACAGGTGGGCGGCGACACCTCCAAGGTGCTCAACGATAAGCTCCGGGATGTCAACCGCGAGCTGGCCGGAGCGGGCAGGGATGTCGCCCGCATGAAAGCCTCGGCCCTGGCCCCCGACCCCTCGCAGATGGAGCCCGGAATTGCCAGCCTCCGGAGCCTGGCTGGCAACGCCCTGGGGGCCTACGTCAGCATCGAGGCCCTGCGGCGCGGCGTGCAGGCCTCCGTCGACGGCACCATCGACTGGGTGAAGTCCAGTGTCGAGATGGCCAACACCCTCGGCATCAGCAGCGAGAAGGCCTCGGCCCTCAAGCTCGCCATCGGCGATGTCTACGCCACGGAGGAAGAATTCAGCGCCGCCGTCGGCAAGGTCACCCAGGCGCTCAACAAGAAGGAAGAGGCCTTCGCCAAGCTGGGCGTGGCCACCCGGGATGCCAACGGCAACCTTCGCCCCACCGTGGACATCCTGCTCGACACCAACACCGCCTTGGGGAAGTTAAAGTCCGGCACCGACCGCAACGTGGCCGCCAACGCCATCTTCGGGAAAAGCTGGCAGGACATGCAGCGGGTCATGCAGCTCAACAACACGGTGATGCAGGAGGCCGAGGCCAAGGCCGCCCGCCTGGGCCTCATCGTGGGGGGCGACCTGGTGGAGGCCACCAACCGCTTCCGCGCCGCCCAGAACGATGCAGAGGACACCTTCCAGGCCATGAAGATCGCCGTCGGCCAGGAGCTCCTGCCCGTCCTCACCGACTTCAACCAGTGGGCCGCCGAGGATGGCCCCCAATCCCTCGGCGTGCTCTCCGGTGCTATCCGCGTGGTGATCACCGTCTGGAAGACCCTGGTGTTCATCGTGCAGACGGTGGGCGCCGTGGTTGGAACGATCATCGGCCAGATCATCACCAACGTGACCGCCCTGGGCGACATCCTCTGGAAGGTCTTCACGGGCGACTTCAAGGGGGCCGGGGCTGCGGCTAAGCGCTGGTGGCAGGACACCAAGAACAACCTCAGCGCCGGAGCCGACGAGATCGCTGACCGCTTCGAAAAGCTGGGCATGTCCCTCAACCAGGTGTGGGATCCCAACCTCCGGCCCAAGGGCAGCACCGCACCCAAGGGTGGCGGCAAGCGGGGCGAGACCTTCAAGGAGGACAAAGGCGCGGACCCCTACGAGGCCTACGAGGCCCAGATGAAGGCCGAGGCTGCCATCCGGAAGGAGCGGCGGGCCCTCTGGGAACAGCACCAGAACGACCTTTTTGAAATGTTCGGCTCTGCGTTGGACCGCGAGGAACGGCAGATCAACCAGCACCACGACGCCATGCTTCAGCACGCCCGGCAGTTTGGCGCCGATCAGGCCATCCTCGATCAGATCGAACTCGAGCGGGAAGTCGCCTTGCAGAATGCCCGTACCGATGCTGCCGCCAAAGCCTCGGAGAAGCGCCGGCAGATTGAGCGCGAGGAGTATGAAGAGCGCAACAAGTACAACGGCTGGGCGGGGGCCATGTCCGCCCTGGATGACATCCTGGCGAAAGGGCAGAACCGCTTCGACCAGTTCAAAGACTTCACCAACGACATCTTCAGCGGCATGGAGCAGGGCTACCTCGCCGCCCTCAACGGCATGGTGACCGGCCAGATGACGCCGATGCAGGCGCTGAAGGCTGGCGCCGCCACCTTCGGCGCGTCCATCGCCCAGGCCCTGATGAAGATCGGAGCCCAGGAGGCCGCCCTCTGGAGCATCCAGAAGGCCAAGGCCCTCTGGGAGCGCCAGGCCCAGATCCAGAAGTTGGCTGGGAATTCGGCTGAGATCGCCTCCTCCGTCGCCAAGACCGCGGCCTCCACCACGGAAACCGGCGCCAACACGGGGGCGGCCGTCTCGGGCTTCACCAAGGCGCACGCGGGCATCCCCTTCGTGGGTTGGGCCATCGCCCTCGGCTTCATCGTGGCCTTCCTCGGCCTGATGAGCAGCCTGAAGGCCCGGGCCGTCGGCGGCCGGGTGAGTGGCCCCGAGGTCACCCTGCTCGGTGAGAAGGGCCCCGAGATCGTCGCCCCCGAGAGCGACTTCCAGGACTACACCGCAGGCATCTTCCGGATGGGCATGAATCTCCAGGCCAACCTGGGCCGCCGCCAGTCCATGATCGCCGCCTACGACGCCGAGGCCTCCGGCTTCGCCCGCCGCGCCTCCGGCTACGCCGCGTCCGCCCCGGCGGGCGGGGGCCGTGGGGGTGACACCTATCAGCTGTCGTTCCCCGGCATGCAGGTGTGGGACCGATCCGACCGCGGCAAAGAGCAGTTCGGCGACTGGTGCATGGACGCCATCCAGGTGGCCGCTCAGCGCCGGGGGCAGGTCCTGGCGCCCGGCTCGGCCGGGGCGAGCTTCTGATGAGCACCTGGCACGTCCGGGCCATCGAGCGCCTCGGCACCCCGCTCCCCAGCTGGCCCACCATCTGGGGGCCGGCCGACCCCGGCGCCGATCCCATCGTCGCCAACGGCCTGCGCACCGTGGACCTCACCCCCAACCTGAAGCCCCTGCAGGACCTGACCGCGAACCTGGAGCGCGACCTCACCAAGGCCAGCTTCGGCAGCGTGAACCTCGACCTCAGGGATGATGACGAGGCCCTGGCCGTGCGGCTGGGGCCCGCCAGCGACACCCTGGCCACCCACGACCGCTACTACGGGCCCTGGGTCGAGATCATCGAAGCCTGGGGCGCCACGTCCGCCGTGCGTTGGACCGGCTACCTGGACGAGACCAGCCTCCAGTGGGACGAGGCCGCCGCCACCACCCGGGCCACCGTCCTGCACGCCAGCCAGCTGCTCCGCGAGCGCCGCCTGGCGGACCTGCCCGAGCTGCTGCGGCCCTATCCCGCCGTGCCCACCACCGCCGGGCAGAGCTTCGCCCAGTCCACCGCCGATGCCCTGCTGGATGCCGACGTGCCCGCCTACGTGCCCCGCGCCGATGCCGTGGCCCTGGAAGCGGCCCTCTGGGCGGCGGGCCAGTTCAGTTGGACCGTCGCCACCAGCCAGGAGGTGGAGCGCACCTGGTTCGGCACCCGCACGTTCACCCACACCACCGCCCTGCCGCCCCCCGCCCCCCCCGCCAACAGCCTGACCATCGGCGGCACGGGGTACGCGGTGGACCGCGTCGAGTGGGACGAGACGCTGGCGGCCACGGTGACCACCGGGACGCCGGACGACCACACGATCACGGCCACCCGCCGGGTGGCGCGGATCTACCTGCAGGGCGCCCCCGACCTGACCGGCCCCCTCACCCTGGGCGCCACAGTCACCTGGGGCATCGCCGAGGCCCTGCGCACCCACTACGTGCTGGCCGAGGACGTGCCCGCCCCCGTCAGCGGCAGCGACGGCCAGCGGTGGCTGAAGCTCACCACCCTTGAGCAGCTGGTGGCCGGCGACACGCTCACCATCACCTTCGTCGACACGAGCAGCGGCACCCAGCGCCGCGCCAGCCTGGAGACCACGGTCATCGATCTGGATGGCCAGACCAGCAAGGTGTGGCTGAAGGATCCCATCGCCCAGGCCCTGCTCACCACCAGCGTCCTGAAGATCCGCCGGAACAGCCGCGACCCCGTGCTCTTCGACGGCCTGGCCTACGCCCACCAGGTGGCCGCCCCCTGGACGCTGGACACCACCCACTTCACCCCCGCCGCCACCAGCCGCCCCATCCTCACCTGGCTGCCGCTGGATGCGGCCAACCCCAACCTGTACGCCGTGCACGCCATGGCTGGCCTGGACCGGGCGGGGGCCCTGCGGCTGGCCCGCCGCGGCCCCTTCCGCGCCTCCGACAGCACGTACCCGCTGACGGGCGTGTGGGAGGGCTCCTGGGCCGCGGGCTGGGCCTGGCTGGGCGCCCCGACGGCCAGCGCCGTGCTCGAGGTGCTGGGCGACCTCAACCAGTGGCCCGGCGGCGCCAATACCGCCCGCCCGCCCGTGCTCTACCTCAACGGCGACCTCAGCGGCGGCGCCACCATCCCCCCCAACGGCTGGCGGGGCTACTACCGCACCTGGAAGTCCCCCGAGAGCCTGTCCCAGGATGCTGAGAGCACCTGGGACGGCGTTGCCATCACCTGGAATGGCACCGCGCCCACCGGCCTCATCCCCACGCGACTGGTGGCCTTCGCGGCCCAGACCGCCAGCCCCGGCCGCTACATCCGCACCAACGTCCCGGCCTGGACCTTCGAACCCCACACGGGCCCGGGCACCCTGGGCGCCGCCGTCACCCCCGCCATCACGGGCGTCCCCCCCTCTGGCAGCTGGATTGCCCTCGGCATGGGCATCTACGCGCCCGCCGCCAGCGACGAGCAGGAGGCCCTGCTGGGCCTGGTGGCCACCGGGGTCAGCGAGCCCTTCACCGATGTCACCGCGGCCCTGTTCTCCCAGGCCAGCGGCGGCGACCTCACCCTGCGGCAGTCGCTGTCGCTCTGGTCCTCCGGCGGCGTGCCCCATGGCGCGTGGGCCCTGGGCGGGGGCCTGGTGGTGCAGACCACCACCGAAACCCAAGATGGCGTCACCTACCCGAAGACCATCCTCCACAAGCTCGACGGCGCCAACCATCTGACCGTCACCCTCCGCACCCTCGAAGTCATCCCCCAGAGCCTGCAGCCCCTCGGGCTCACCGGGCCCGCCGGGGCGCAGACGGTGAGCGGCTGGTACGCCCTGGCCATCGAGACCTACCTGGATGAGAGCTTCGCGGCCACCCGCCGCCTGCGGTTCCTTTGGCTCAGCGCCAGCCTCACCCTGCTCAACGGCGAGCTCGAGGCCGACCCGGCCGACCCCACCAATCCCGCCGCCACCTTCCGCCGGGGCGACCCGGTGAGCAGCATCCTGGCCGAGGGCGCCCTCCCGGCCCGCCTGCTCCGCACCGGCCAGGGCGACCGCATGGTGGGCTTCGTGGGGGGGCGGCTGTTCCAGGTGGACACCACGCTTCCCACCACCATCGAGCGGCTGAAGGTGGGCGCGGCGGCCACCAGGGGGCAGGACACCAGCGGCCTCAGCGCGGCCGACTTCCTCGAGCAGTTCGCCCAGGTCCAGCTGGCATCCGTCATCCCCGATGCCACCGGCCACCTGCGGCTGGTCTCCCGCGCGGGCGGGGCCCTGCAGGTGCGCACCCTCGGCGGCAGCCAGGTGAGCGTGCGGGCCAGCGAGCGCAGCGCCCGCCGTACGCTGCAGACCTACCGCGGCTACGTGAGCGAAGTGCGCGTCACGTACACCGATGGCCTCACCGGCGATGGCCGCCAGGTGGTGGTGGTCAGCCCCCACGCCGGCGGCAAGCCCCTCAGCCTCGACCTTTCCAACCTGGTCTCCGGCCCGGCCATGGCCGCCGCCATCGGCGAGGCCAACGCCTTCTGGTTTGGCGAGCCGGCCGTGGTCCTCACGGAGACCTGGGCTGACCTCACGCCCAGTGTGCAGGGCGATGCGGCGCCCGCCTGGTGGGCCGACTGGAACATGGGCGACCTGGTGACCTTCACCGCCCACGTCGCCCCCCAGCTGGTGGATGCCTACAAGATCCACGTCTTCAAACCAGGGCCTGAATCCCGCGAGGTCCAGGTGGAGCTGCTGAAGCTCCCCACCCAGGTACCGGGGGTATGACATGAGCTTCTCTCCCATTTACGGCATCCAGCAGACCCGCATTGTGCTCTACGCCGATGACGAGACCACCCCCACCTCGCGGATCACGCTTGAAAAGGAAGCCCGTGAAGGGTTGGAACTGTCCTTCAAGGCCGAGGGTGTGCACCACCAGTTGGGCAGTGGTGCCGAATGGGCCAGGGCCTTCACGATGCGGGGCTGGCGGATGACCCTCGCCATCAAGTGGGCCGTGGGCTTGGAATCCACCATTGAAATCTGGAATGCAGGCACCCAGGCCTGGGGCCAAGGCGCTCAGATCCCTACAGCCGAGGCGCTGAGCCTGATCATCGGCAGCGGTGCCAGGGTGCCGCTGCGGGTCTCGCCCCACAAGGACAAGAACCTCGATTTCCTGGCCCAGCCCGACCCCGGGAAGGATTTCCGGTTGAAAGACATCAAGGGCCTGGCGCACACCGACCTGGAGACGGTGCTGGTGGCCACCAAACTGCGGACCACCATGCCCGCCTGGGGCACCCTCAACGACTACTTCGCCCAGGGCGCCGTCGCGCCTGGCTTTGTGGAGTTTCAACCATGATCACGAAGGCCCTCCTCGCCCTGGAATCGCACGCCGGCATCGTCGTCTGGGCCCTGGTGGGCCTGGTGCTGCTGGTGCTCTACCTGCGCGGCCAGGCCACGGGCTTCTGGCCCTTCGTGCGGGAGACGCTGAGCGAGCGCGATCCCGCCACGGGCCAGCTCACCGCCAGCACCAAGCGCATGACCCTGCTGGCCAGCCTCTGGGTGGTGCTGTGGGGCTTCATGAAGCTGACCCTGGCCGTCTGCCGCTGGGTCGACAAGGGCGGCGACCCCACCACCATCTACCTCGTCGTCGCGGTGGGCGTGCTGTCGCTCGCTGGCGCCACCTACCTGGGTGGGCAGTACCTGGCCGGTAAGATCCCGGCCGGCCTGCCCCTTCCGGGCCCCTCCAACCCCGACACCAAATAAGGAGCCCCTCCGGTGTTCAAGCGCTTCCTCTACCTCCTCCTCCTCACCCCAGCCCTGCTGCTGGCCCAGGTCCCCAAGGTCACGGTGGTCACCCGGGCCTCGCAGACCGACCCCCTCACCTTCGAGCAGGTCGATGGGAACTTCACCGCCCTCCAGTCCGCCGCCAATGCCAGCCTGCGGGCCTGGGGCCAGAAGGAGAGCACCACCACGGGCCTGGTCTTCGGGTTCTACGGCGGCCCTGCCTTCAATGGCAGCGCCTGGACCGTGGCGACCGACGGCGTGGTCAGCCTGACGGCCTCCGCCACCAACCACGTCGAGCGGACCGTCGCGGGCGCCGTGAGCGCCAACACCACGGGCTGGACCGCGGGCCGCATTCCCATGGCGATCATCACCACGGGCGTCTCAACCATCACCGCGGTTACCGACAGCCGCAGCATGGTGGACGCCGCCCTGGTCGGCTTCAACCCCGCCCTGGCCACGCCGCCCCCGCCCAACAGCCTGGCCGCCTTCATCTCCACCTACCACGCCCCCACGGCGAACGGGCTGAACCAGTTCGTGGGCGCCGGAGCCGGCAACACCACCCTCAGCCCGGCTGGCGGCGCCGCCACCCTCGCCAGCCAGAACACCGGCCTGGGAGCGGGCACCCTGGGTGCCCTGACCACCGGCTTCGAGAACACGGCCGTGGGCGTGGCGGCCCTGACGGCCACCACCACGGGCAACCGGAACACGGCCGTGGGCGTGGCCGCCCTCGCCTCGAACACCACGGGCGACCACAACGTGGCCTACGGCCAGAACGCCCTGCTTTCGAACACGACGGGCCAGTACAACACCGCCCTGGGCATCGATGCCCTGCACGACAACGTCGGCGGCTACTACAACATCGCGATGGGGCAGAACGCCCTCCTGTCGAACACGGGCGGCTACTACAACACCGCCCTGGGCGTCGATGCCCTGAAGGCCAACCTCACGGGCTACAACAACACGGCCGTGGGGAACGGCGCCCTCTACCGCGTGAACTCGGGCTTCTACAACACGGCCCTGGGGCTTTACGCGCTGCAGAACGTGACGAACCACGTGGCCAACACGGCCGTGGGGCAGTGGGCGGGCTACACCAACGACGGCAACTACAACGTGTTCCTGGGCTACCAGGCGGGCTACTACGAGACGGGCTCGAACACCCTGATCATCGACAACCAGCAGCGGACGAACGAGGCCGATGGCCGGGCCAAGGCGCTCATCTACGGGCTGTTCGGCGCCACGCCCGCGGCCCAGCGGCTGAGCCTCAACGCCAATGTGGGCTTCGGCGGCATCAAGCGCACCCTGGCGAAGGTGGCGGCCGACAACGCGGGCAGCGGCGCCTACACCTATCCGGCCGACACCGAGTACGTGTACCTCACCTCCCCCAACACCACCGCCACCACCATCACGCTGCCCGCCACGAACGGCTCGAATCCGATCGACGGCGCCGAGCTGGTGCTGGTCTCCGGATCCAGCATCACCACGGTGACCTGGGCGGCCGGCGCCGGCGGCGCGACCATCGTCGGCGGCCCCGCCGCCATGACCGCCAACATCCCGGTGCGCATGATCTACCACGCCGCCGGGGGGAAGTGGTACCCGCGGTAGGCTGGGTGCTGGTGACGCAAGCAAGGGCCCCTTTCGGGGCCCTTGCTTGATGATTCATGGGGTGCTTCGGCCATCTCTCACTTTTTTTTGGTGAGGATGCGGCGGGTCTCACTCCCCACCCTTGGCAGGGGAGGACACTTTGCACGAAAAGGCTAAGCAACAGCGAGCCTACGGGGCCAACGCCAAAGGCGGCCGCCGACTGACCAGGGGCCTCCCCACCTTGGTGCACCGTGCCTGAGCCCACGGGCTACGCGCCGCACTTCCCCCGTGAGCAGATGATCCGCTCAGCCACCGCCGAGCGGCTGAAGCTCTCCAACGAGCCGCCCCCCGACCTTGAAGCCGCGCTGATGGCCACCTCCTGGCTGGCCGAGGAAGCCCGCGCCATCCTGGGCGTGCCGTGCGCCGTGGGCCGCGGCTACAGCAGCTGGGCCGTCCACGCCGCGGTCTACAAGGCCAAGGGACTGCCCGTGAACAAGTCCAGCGTCCACCCCCTGGGCCTGGCCGTGGATCTGCACCTCCAGGGCCTGGAGATCCGCGCCGCCCTCGACAAGCTGCGCGCCCATGCCGCCTTCATGGCCAAGGTCGACCAGATGATCGAAGAGCGCGGCTGCCTGCACTTGGGCCGCCCGCGCCCCGGCACCGCGGCCCGCCACCAGGTCAAGGTCGAGGTCATCAAGAACGGCATCGCCACCTACCCGCTGCTGGAGGCCGCTTCGGCGGAACCCTCCAGCTTGGAGCGGCCATGACCGACGCCACCAAGGCCTCCCTCCTCCTGGCCGTGCTCATGTCCGCCGCACTGGGTGGTGGGGCCTGGGCCGCCTGGGAGCGGCGGGAGAAACGCCGCGCCCTCCGCGTGGCCACCGAACAGACAGGAGTCGCCCATGCGGCACTGCAAGCCGAGGCGCAGGCAAAGGCCGAGAAGGCCGCCGCCCACCAGCTGGCCCAGCAGCAGACGGCCCGCGTGGCCGAGCTGGAGCGCTGGGTGGCGCAGCATCCCGTCCCCCCGCCCGCCCAGCCCGTGCCTGCCGATGCCCCCCTTGCCGTCGTGGTGGCTGGCCTTCAGGGCCTGGGGCTCCATCCTGAACCATTGGGAGAAGGCCTGGCCCTGAGTCTGCCCGACAGCCGCACCACCCTGACCTGGGGCCGCGAGGCCCAGCGGGTGCCCCTCTTCACGACCCGCGTGCAGGCCCTGGAGGATCTCACCGCCGCCCAGCGTGACCAGGCCGCCGCCCTGGAGGCCCGCCAGGCCGCCACCGACCGCGCCCTCACTGCCGCCGACGCCCGGGCCGACGCCCAGCAGCGCCGCGCCGAGGCCCTCCAGCGCGCCTACGACCTCACCCCCCGCTGGCGGCCCACGGGTGTCGGGCTCATCGGCGGTCTCGATGAGGGTGGCCGGCGCCATGTCGGCGCCATCGTCTCCCACAGCTGGGGGCCCGTGGAAGTTGGGGCTCTCTATCTCAACCGAAACGTCGGCGTGAGCGCCGTCTACCGATTCTGAGGCGCCGATGGATCTCTCGAAGCTCATCGACCTGGCCGTGCTCATGGCCGCCTTCTGGGCACTGCTCAAGTGGACCGTCAACCGCGAGCTCAAAAACATCTACGCGACGATGAACATTCAGTTCGATGGAATCAACAAGGCTCTGGCGCGGAGCGAGAAGCAGAACACCGAGCACGCCAAGACCCTCACCGACCACCACGCCCGTCTCAGCGTCCTCGAGGACCGCGGCGGCGGCCCGGCGAGGCGGAAGAGCGACCGGTGCCCAGCTTCGGATTGCCCTCATGAGATGCGATCCGACTCGGCGGACTGAGCCGCTGGCCTAGCACTTGCTCTTAGACAGTCTGTGGCAAATACACATTCGTAAGTGTTAACTTCCCACACGTTCAACTCAATCAGGGTGCCAAGATTCCGTCTATCCGGGCCCCGGTTCGACGGCCTGATGACGTTGCCCTGGGCCAATTCCGATAGGCAAGCATCGCCTCACGAGTGTAGGTGGGCTGCCGCCGCCGGTCTGTGGATTTCAGGTGACCTCGGCGTGGCTTTGGCATGGCCCTGGCACTAGACGAGATGCACACCTCATCACCGGACAACCGCCGGTAAACTAACGCGGGCCTCGAAACCCGCAGCGTAGCCGGACCCTGGGCCCGAAAGCCCAGGACTCCCCAGGTCGGGGGTCCGGCGAATACAACACCGCAAGGGAATAAGCCGGGCCGCAGCTACGCGCGGTTTCGAGCCCCCCGACGCCCGGGCCTTAGGGCCCCAGGAGGAGCCATGCCTGCACACCAGGAGATCGACCTCGCCCACCAGGTGGTGCGCTACGCCGGACGCAGCCTCTGCCTGCTCGACAGCCTGCGCCGCGCCCTCCATGACCGCGACCAGCTCGACCTGGTGCCGATGGTGGATCTGGTCCGCCAGGATGCGCACGGGGCCCACCAGGCCAGCGCGATGGTGATCGCCACCCGCCGCCGAGCCCGGTGCCTGCGCATCCTCACCGGCCTGGGCCGCCTCTCCCGCCTGGGCGGGCCCCGCGCCGTCCGCGTCGTGCACCGCCTGGCCGAGGACCTGTCCTCGCCCTCCGGGGCCTGGCCGACCTATCAATGCGGGCCGAAAACCATCCCGTAGAAATCCCGTGAAACCCAAAACGAAGGCCCCTCGAAAGGGGCCTAAGTGTGGAGCCAACTACAGGATTCGAACCTGCGACCTGCTGATTACGAATTAGCTTTGCGCTGTTGTGGGCTGGGGTTGGGGTGGGTGTGGTTCTTGGAAATAGGGCGTTTGCTGGTTCAAAAGAGGTGCTCATGGGTTGACATGGGTTGTTATGGCCCGTCAAAATCCCGTGAAACTTGATTTTGGAGGATTGGGCAATGGCATCCCGTGAAATCAAGGAGAAGGTCAGGATCTCGAAGGATTATGTGCTCTCGCTGCGGCCTGGGCAATCGCTGGTCGAGGTGATGGACACGGAGATCGAGGGCTTCGGCGTGCGGGTGAATCCGGGCGGCCGCATCGCCTTCATCATGCGGTGGAGCCTGCGCAACCGGGACGGCAGTTGCACGCTGGGGGTGTTCCCGGGGATGCCGGTGGCGGCGGCGCGGCTGCGGGCCAAGGCCATGGCGGGCGCCGTGGCGCGGGGCGAGGACCCACGGGTGGAACGCCGCAGCCTGAAGGCCGCGCAGACCATGAAGGAATTCTTGGGCGACTGGCTGGCCAAGCACGTGGCGAAGCTCAGCGCGAAGACCCAGAAGGACTACGGCCGCATCGTCGCCAAGGTGCTGCTCCCTGCCCTGGGCACGCGCCTGGTGGCCGACATCACGGAGAAGGATGCTGAGGAGGTTCACCAGTCGCTTGCCGAGCATCCCCGCGCGGCCAACATGGCGCTGGCGGTGCTGTCGTCGGCCCTCGGCACGGCAGAGGAGTGGAAGCAGCGGCCCCGGCATTCGAACCCCTGCCTGGACATCGTGCGCTACGAGGAGGAGGAGCGGGTGCGGGCCCTGAACGAGGCTGAGATGATCGCCTTCATGGGCTGGCTGGCGAAGCACGAGGGGAAGCACGCCCAGCCCGTGGCGCAGCTGCGCCTGTTGCTCCTCACCGGCATGCGCCCCATCGAGACCCAGCGCATGCTCTGGGAGTGGGTGGATCTCGATGCCGGCGTGGTGAGGATCCCGCGCGACCAGCACAAGACCGGCCGGAAGACGAAGAAGGAGCGCCTGATCGGCCTGGGCCCCAACGCCGTGGCCATGCTCAGGGCCCGCAGCCAGCACAAGGTGTCCAAGTGGGTGTTTCCAGGGACGCGGACGAAGGGCCCGTACCGGGGCCTGGATTCCTGGTGGCAGCGCCGCCGGGAGACGGAGCTGGCACCGCTGGGCCTGACCAACTTCCGCATCTACGACCTACGCCACACCTTCGCCACCTGGGCCAAGCGGAAGGGCCTGGAGCTGGATGCCGTCGGCGACCTGCTGGGCCACACCAACACCCGCCAGACCCGCCGCTACGCCCACATCATGCCCACCAAGCTGCGCACCGAGGCGGGAATGGTGGAGGGGGGGATGGTGGAGGGTTAGCGCCAGGTCTGGGAGCGCTGGGGCCTTAGGTGGAGACCGTAGGCTAGAAGCACGAATCCAATTAAGGCGCGCATAACTTCTCCTTGTTGTTTGGTGGAGGGCATCTAGCGTCCAGGCTGGATTCCCAATTCCCGCTGGAGCTGCTGGCCACGGGGGGAGTTGAGGGGGATGAGGGCGGCGCCGCCGCAAGATGCGCAGCCCACCTTTTTGGTGGTCAGCCGCCAGATGGAGTAGATCAGGCCGGGCAGGATCATGAAGAGCCAGAGCACAACTTCGATAAGAAACGAGCCCTGCACTGTGGTCGCTCCATTGCCCACCGTTCCACAGCTCGAGCAGATCATAGGCACTTTCGCCATATAAACTCCTTGGGTTTGATTGCCGAATGGTTACAGGCCAGGGCCGTGACGCCCAGCACAATTAGGCCAGCAGCACCCTGACGAATGAGGCCACCAACTCGTCGGTCGGCTTGCGGCCGTCCCGCTGGCAGATGAGGTAGACCTCGGCGATGGCGGCCCCGAGCTTACCCGCGGGGAGGCGCGGCCCGCCCCTGCGCTCGAGGAGCTCCAGGACGGCCTCGCAGCATTCGCCGAGGAGGGGGGCGTCAAGGGTGTCGCTGGTGTAGGGGATCAGAGTCTCGCCTGCTGCATCCGCCACTGAGAGCATTGGCCCAGCTTCGAAAGCCAGCCATTCAAGTGAAACACCCAGGGCTTTGGCTAGCCGTTCGAGGGTGTAGGCCTCGGGCGCATATGTTGGGTCGTTTTGAATGCGGTAGATGGTCGGCCGGCTGGGTCCTCCGCGGCGCAGGACCTCTGCCACGGTGAGCCCGGTTATTTTGAGCGCAAGCTCAAGCCTATCCGCAATAGTGTTCAAATGAAAAATCCCCCCTTGACGGGCGTGTTCAAGTGAACGATTGTGTATTCACCGGAACGGAGAAGTATCCCATGACCGACCAGGTGAACCACCGGAATTGGACCCGAAAGCGGATCAACGCTGAGTTGAAGGCGCAGGGGACCAGTCAGGCTGAGATTGTCGCCGCGACCGGTAGATCGAAGGCGATGGTTTGTGAGGTCGTGGCCGGGCGGCGGAAGAGCCAGCCCATCGCCGACGCCATCGCCGCGGCCCTCGGCTGCCAGCCCTGGGAGATCTGGCCGCGGCTCTACGCGGCGCCGGCCCCCGCCATGTCCACGGATGACGCCACGACGGAACCCACGGGGCAGGGCCCCAGGTCCTTGGCCAGCTGATCCTCTGCCACCTGCTGCCTCTCATCACAGGAACCTCCATGTGTAAGATTCGTCACTGGACACCGCAAGATCAGCGGTTTGTTGTTGAGATCAAGGAAGCGCTGCTGATCCCCCACCAGGGGCCCGCGGCCATGCCCCGCAAGGTGGTGGCGGCGGCCTGTGGGCGCACCGAGGGCTGGTACAGCCGCGTGCTCAACATCGATGAACCGGACTGGATCCCCGACCTGGTGGATCTCCGGAAGATCTACAACGCCACGGGCAACCGCGAGCCCCACCGGGTGCTGATGCGGTGGATGGGCGAAGCCCTGATCGAGCCCGAGGAGAACCCCTTCCGCCTGCTGGCCCGGAGCGAGGAAGCCAGCTCCGCCTTCAACACCCGCCTGTCGAAGCTGATCTCGGATGGAAGCCTCTCCAAGGCCGACGCCAAGGAGCTGCTGCCCTTCGCCGCCAAGAACCTCACCCAGGCGCAGGCGGATGTGGATGCCCTGCGCGGGCGCCTCCGGAGGCCGTGATGGACTTCATGCTCGCCACTTCCATGCCCATTGGTGAATCCCGCATCGGGTGCCAGGAGGTCAAGGCCGTCTCGGCCCGGGCCCTCTACCGCAACCTGGGGCTGAACGCCTCGCAGTGGGCGCGGTGGTCCGCCAGCAACATCCAGGAGAATCCGTTCGCCTCGGAGCACGAGGATTGGGTGGGGTTCGACATCATGTCGAGCGGTAACCCCACCCGCGATTTCTTCCTGGCTGTGCCCTTTGCCAAGAAGCTGGCCATGCAGGTGCGCACGGCCGAGGGTGAGCGGGTGCGCACCTACTTCCTGGAGTGCGAGCGGCGGGCCCATGCCGAGGATCTGCCCGGTCCGGTCCAGGTGCTGCTCACCGCCACCCGCACCGACATCCTGCGCATGGCCCTGAACCTGAGCGAGGAGCGGGACGCCCTGAAGGTGCAGACGGTCCAGCAGCAGGCGGCCATCGCCACGCTGGTACCCAAGGCCGAGGCGCTGGACCGCATCAGCAACGCCGAGGGGAACCACTGCATCACCGACGCCGCAAAGGTCCTGAAGATGCGGCCCACCGACCTGTTCGACTGGCTGTCGAAGCGGAACTGGATCTACCGGCGCCCGGGTGGCGGTGCCTGGATCGCCTACCAGGACCGCATCGACGGCGGCTGGCTGGTGAACAAGGTTCTGACACTGCCCGGGAAGGTCCTCCTTGAAGGCGGGAAGCGCGTCACCCTGCCGGAAAAGGTGGTGGACCGCCTGCTGGTGACCCCCAAGGGCCTGGCCCATCTCAGCCAGCTGCTGGCCAAGGGGGCCTGATGGACACCGTCACCTCAGCGGATGCCCCCGAAAAACAGCGGCGCCAGCCGCGCCCTGCTCCGACGGTGGTGGTGGGGCTCCCTGCCCTGCACCTGATGGCCGGCCAGGCGGATCGCCACGCGGCGCCCACCCAAGTGATCGTGGTTGAGCCCATCGCCGTGCGCGAGGAGCTGGCCGCGGCCATGACGGGCATCCCGGCCGAGACGCTGCGCGCCCACCGCAAGAACCGCACGGGCCCGCCCTTCCGCAAGGACGGCGCCACGGTGCTCTACCTCACCCGCGAGCTGCGCGCCTGGGCGGAAGCCCTGCCTGCGCCGGCCCTCTCCGCCTGAAAAACCAAGGGCCCGCTGGCACGGGCCCCGTCTCGCAAGGAGAACTGATGCACCATTCAACCTACATCCCCCCCGCCGCCCCCGCAAGGGCCATCCCGCCGGGCGAGCAGGCCGAGGCCACCCGCATCCGGGTGTGCGTGCAGGTCCGCGCGGCGCTGCAGGAGTTGGAGGCCGGGCCCCTGACCTCGGATCGCATCCGGGCCGCGGAGACGCAGCTCAAGGCCGCGCAGCGGGTGCTCTTCGTGGCCAAGGTGCCGCTGGCCTTCCCGGGGGTGCCCGCCCACGTGCGCGTCGGCGCCAGCCCCCGGGACCCCCAGGCCGCCAAGTGGTGCGTCTGTGGTGCCCACCTGGCCCTGGAGATGGAGCGGGACGCCCGCCTCTGCGCGGAATGCCAGGCCCAGGCCGCCGGGCTGCTGGAGTCCCGGCCATGAGCGCCCTCAATCCCACCCTCGCCGGGGCCGTGGCCAAGGCTGAGCGCGGCATCGCCTTCTTGAAACTGCCGGGCGCTACGTCGGACCACATGCGCCAGGCCATGGACTGCCTCAAGAGCGCCGGCAAGCTGGCGGCCTCGCACCACATCGTGCTGGTGGAGCTGGAGGACCAGGTGCCCGAGCCGGGCCCGGCGCTGTTCGATGGCACCGGCGCACCCGCCCCGGGGGCCGTGGTCGCTGGCCCCGAGGCCGGCACCAGCGACGAGGTGATCCTCCAGATGACGGGCAAGGAATACGACGAGCTCGTCCACCCCGAATCTCAGCAGGCGGAGAGGGACCTGATGTTCGCCGCCCGCATGCACTTCCGGGCCCGGGGCCTCTCCCTCGAGAAGTGGCATGCCTTCGAGGAGGAGATGGAGCGCTGGATCGTCTTCGGCGAGGTCTCCTGGAATTGGCTGGTCGGGCAGATCCGCACGGCCGGGGACTTCGACTGGCCGACGCGCTGCGCGGGTGGATGTGGCACGGCCATGGATGCCGATGACGATGGCTCTGCCCCCACCTGCTTCCGGTGCGAGCAGGCCCAGAAGAAGGCCGGGAAGGCGGAGAAGCCCAAGGCCAGGAAGAAGCAGAACCCGCTGGAAACCCAAGCAACCCCTGAATGACCACACCCAGGCGGGCCCGTGGCCTGCCCATCGAGCCCTTGGAGGTCTCATGGCAACACCGAATGAAGTGACCCTCGCCAACCTCGGCGGCGGCGCTCTCATGGAATGCGCGACGCTCGAACTGCGGAAGATCTGCGACAACATCGCCGATCCGAACATCAAGACCGACGCCAAGCGCAAGCTCCAGATCAACATCGTCATCAAGCCCGATCCCAAGGGCCAGATGGCGCAGATCACCTACGAGGTGAAGGCCAGCATGCCGGGTCCGGACGCCGGGCGGACGGCGGCCTACATCGCCTTCGCGCCCGAGACCAAGGCCATCAGCCTCTTCGAGGTCGAGGCCCATCCCCCCCTTTTTGAGGCCGAGAAGCCCCTCGCGCCCATCGAACCGCTCGCAGCCAAGCGGGCTTAACTCCTCATCCCCTTTCCCCTTTTCTTGAAGGAACCCCACATGGCGGACCTCACCTCCGAAACCATCCAGAAGGTGCTGGATATTTCCAATCCTGCGCTGCACCAGGTCAAAGATGCTCACGGCATCGATACCATGTACTCCACCAAGCCGCTGCACCAGGTCAAGGCGACCCCTCCCGAGGAGCCCCAGGCCGTCAGCGTGGCCACCCTCGCCGGCTTCGCGGATCTCATCAACGCGAAGCTCGAGGGCGAGAACTTCCCCGAGAACTTCCTGGTCCACGTCGAGAATGAGCAGACCGTGGTCCTCAAGGCCCGGGAGAGCGACGAGTTCGGGCGGCGCCTCCAGCTCATCAAAGCCCAGCCGGTGCCGTTCGAGCGCTTCAAGTTCGGCCAGTGGGTGGATCAGGAATCCTTCGTCATCGCCCTGGCCAGTCTCTTCGCCGACTCCGAGGACAAGACCTATGTCCTCAGCACGGCCTCCAGCCTCACCAACGATGCCTCCAGCCTCAGCGAGGATGACGGATTCACCCAGAAGGTGAACATCAAGGCGGGCTTGAGCCACAAGACCTCCACCACCCTGAAGTCGCGGGTCAAACTGGCGCCCTTCCGGACCTTCCCTGAACTGGAGCAGCCCGTCAGCGAGTTCGTCTTCCGGGCGAAGTGCGATGGCGAGGGGCGGCCCCACCTCATGCTCGTGGAGGCCGACGGGGGCCGGTGGAAGATCGATGCCATCGCCACCATCCGCAAGGCGGTGGAATCCCACAACCTCAACATCCCCGTGATCGCGTAGCGGGGCGGCCATGGCCTACGCCCTGCTCGATACCTTCCTGCCGTTCTTCACGTACCTGGGGCTGCTGGTGATGGTTCTGGCAGGGCTGGCCGCGGCCTTCTGGCCGTGGGTGGAACCCCGCCTGATCGCCTTCCTCACCCACCTGCGCGAGGCCCGCACCCGCAAGGGCGCCCGGGGCCCGCGCCTGGGCCTCCGGAGGTCCCGATGACGCACGAGCATCCCATCCCTGTGGCGGGCGGGCCCTTCGAGGCCTACCAGGCGGCGGCCCGCGCCATGTCCCTGGCCAGTCAGAAGGACGGCGCCTCGGCGGCGGCGGAACGCCTGGCCCCGCGGCGCATGAGCTTCGGCTGGTGGTCGCCGCTCTTCGACGTGGTGCTGCGCACGGGGGTGCCCCATGCCTGAGTTCCCCTTCGAGATCGCCCAGGGCCAGCTGGACGCCCAGCTCGGGGTGCTGATCCTGCTGCTCGGCCTGGTGCTGGCGGCCTGCCTGCTGCCGGTGTCGCCCGCCCCCAAGCCCCCCACCCCCACCGACGACACCACCAAGACCCGGAGGATTCCGTGAGACCGCTCCCCGCTTATAAGGGTGCCATGAGCTTGGCTGAGATCCGCCTGGAAATGGCCAGGGCCGGGTTAGGGGCACAAACCACGTTCTCGTTTGAGGACGTGGTGACCGTGGTGCACAGGGCTGGCACAGCGAGCCTTGAACGGCTCAACAAGGCGCTCGCCATCGAGATCACGGCCGATCGGAAGCAGATCTTCGAAGCGCTCCGCAGCCACCCGGGCTGCTTGATGCGTGATGAGGACATCCGGCGGCTGGTGGGGGTGGAACCGTGATCCGCGCCCTCCGCATCCTCGCGGGCCTGGCCATGGTGCTGGGCTTCGTCCTCATCCTCCCCGGGCTGCTGGGCCTGCTGCTCCTGCTGGGCAGCAGCCAGATCGCATCGCTGATCGTGACGCTCGAGCAGCGCCGCCACGACCTGGCCCTCTACCCCCCTGACCTCGCCCCCGATTCGGAGCCCCGATGATCCACCTCATTCGACCCTACGATCAGCTGGCCACCGGCACCGTATCCCGATGGCACACGCTGCGCACGGCCCGGGTGCAGACCGTCGCGGAGCACACGCAACGGGTGACCATGATTGCTGTGACCCTGGGCCGCCACCTGTCCAGCGATGCCCTGCTCGAGCTGGAGATCCGGCGCCTGGCCGAGTGGCACGACCTGCACGAGACGGTCTTCGGGGACATGCCTCACCCGGTCAAGAAGTGGCTGCTGGAGTTCGAGAGCCTCGACTTCGACACCGCTGCCGACGCGGCCTTCTGTGAGTGCCGGGGTATCAAGTCCCCCTTCGCGAATGCTTCCTTCTTGGCCAAAAAGGTGCTCGCCGTGGCGGATCGCCTGGAGGGTGCCTGCTTCTACTGGCAGGAGGGCTTGACCCTGTGGGACCCGGAGGTGGGGGAGCTGCGTCCCTTCATCGTCAAGACCGCCCTGAAGGTCGCCCAGGGGTGTCTGCCCGAGGCCATGTATCTGGTGAGTTCCTACCTAGTCGAGGCCGGCGTCCCCGCCGACCTGGTGGAGCGGATGGTGGGCGAGGCGGTGGCATGAAGCGGAAGCGCGCCCCCCGCCGCTTCTGGACGGCCGAGGAGGAAGCCGTCCTCCGGAGGCTGTACCCGGACCTGCCTGCCTGGAAGGTGGCGGAGGCCCTGGGCCGGACCAGCTGCTCGATCTTCCAGCGGGCCCGGCTGCTGGGCCTGGAGAAGAGCGAGGCCTTCTGGAAGAGCGATGCCTGCGGCCAGGTGCAGCGCGGGAAGCGAAACCCCAACATGCAGGCGACCCAGTTCAAGAAGGGCCTCACGCCCTGGAACAAGGGCAAGAAGGGCACCTGCGGCCTGCACCCCAACTGTCGCCCCACCCAGTTCAAGAAGGGCGCCCTCCAGGGCCGCGCTGCCAAGGTTGTGCAGCCCATCGGTGCCGAGCGCCTGAGCAAGGACGGCATCCTCCAGCGCAAGGTCAACAACGATCTGCCCTTCCAGCGCCGCTGGCGCTCGGTGCACAGCCTGGTGTGGGAAGCGGCCCACGGGCCCATCCCGCCCGGCCACAAGGTGGTCTTCCGCCCGGGCCAGCACACGGCCGTGGCCGAGCTCATCACGCCCGACCGGCTGGAGCTGGTGAGCTGCGCCGAGCTGATGCGCCGGAACAGCTACCACACCCGCTACCCCAAGGAGGTTGGCCAGCTCATCCAGATGCGCGGCCAGCTGAACCGCAAGATCAACCGCCTTTCGAAGGGGGAAGCCCATGAAGAACAAGATTGAGGACGTGCGCAACCACCTGGTGGCGTGCATGGAGGCGCTGAACCAGGACGACCTGACGCCCGAGCAATCCGGCGCCGTCATCGAGAAGGCCAAGGCGATGAGCAGCCTGGCCACCAGCTTCACCAACGCGGTGAAGGTGGAGCTGGATGCCGTGCGCCTGGCGGACGAGGTGGGCATGCTGCCGGCCAGCTTCGGTCAGCCCCAGGTGCTCGATGCCCCTAGGCCCGCCCTGAGCGGGAAGGGTGGGCGCCCATGAAGCCCGTCACCTCCCCCTGGTTTCCCATTCCGCAGGCCCTGCTGGACCGCCTGACGGCCCGGGTGGCGCTGCTGCCGCCGGATGCCTTCGACGCCCATCCGGTGGTGGTGCTCTCCGCCGGCGGCGGGGAGGGCATCCAGATCCAGGATGGCGGCGAGGCCTACTGGGTGTCGGGCTGGCAGCGCGAGGAATCCGCCGGGGCGACCCTCAGTGTCTCGCCCAGCTGCGTGGATCTGATCCCCGGCACCCGCTGCTTCCTGGCGGCATGTGAGCGTGCCGCGGCCCAGGAGGAGCAGCCGGTGCTGCTGGAGGAGGTGGCCCATGGCTGAATCCCCCCGCGCCACCGAGCTGCGCCGCGAGATCGCGGAGATGAAGGCCCACGCTGACCACCTGGACCCGGCGATGACGGCCACCATGCTGGCCTCGCTGGAAGAGGACCTGGCCGAGGCGCTGGCGGAGGGCCATGTGGAGCCCCGGCCCACGGCCCCGCGGCCCATGCCCAAGGGCCCGGGCTTCAGCCGCCGTCGCCCCAGCTGCGCGGACCTGGACGCCCAGGGCATCGCCCGCCCGGGCGCGGCCCCCACCCCCGAACCCACGCCGGCCGCGCCCGCGGCCCAGGAGAAGCCCATGCCGAAGAAATACGACCCCCAGCAGAAGTGCGACGCCCTCCTGGGCCGCCTCAAGGCGGCGCGGAAGGCGGGGAAGCCCTACCACAAGCTGGCCCACGCCCTGCGGGCCCACTGCGCGGAGCAGGGGCTGCCGCTGCCCGATGAGGCGCGGCTGAGGAACCATCCACGAACCGCCGCCAAGGCCCCGGCAACCGCGCCCCATGCAAGCGCGTCTCCCGCGGCATCGGCGGCTCACAGGGCCGAGGCCCCGAGGGCGCAGGGCGCCGCTCAACCCCCGGCCCAGGGGGCGGGAGAGCCGCAAGCGCCCGCCTCCATTCCTCTCGCCCACACCCCCGCCGCGGCTCGCATCCGCGCCCTGCGCAGCCAGGCGCTGGACCTGCTGCCGGACCTGGAGGATCTGGAGCAGGACGCGGCCAAGGCCGCCCACGAGGAGATGGACCTGCTGGCCGAGGCCCTGGTGCTGGGCGGGAAGCTCATCGCGCGGAGGACGGCATGATCCCCCGCCGACTCGACCGCCGCCACCACCGCCGCGGGCGGATCCTCTGGATCGACCTGGCCGACCTGTGGTACCGGGTCATCCGGCCTCTCTTCGGGGGCGGCCGTGGCTGAGAACTCCCCCATCGAGTGGACCGACCACACCGTGAACTTCTGGTGGGGCTGCACGAAGGTGAGCCCGGCCTGCGCGAATTGCTACGCCGAGGCGATGGACAAGCGGTTCCACCCCTTCGACGGCGCTATCCGCTGTGACAAGCAGGGGCGCTTTTCCAATGAGCAGCCCCATTGGGGGGATGACGCACCACGCCTGACCCGCACGGATGAGGCACGGAAGGAAGCCATGCGCTACGAGCGCCGGGCCGTGAAGGAAGGCCGCCGGTTCCGGGTGTTCACCAACTCCATGTCCGACTTCTTCGAGGACCGGTCGGACCTGGTGGAGGCCCGGCAGGAGGCCCTGGACACCATCATGAGCACGCCGCACCTGGACTGGCTGATCCTCACCAAGCGGCCGGAGAACATCATCCCGGCCCTCCAGGAGGCCCAGCGCCGGGCCCTGGGCGGGGATGTGGGCCAGTTCTACGCCACGCCCGGCACCAACGGCATGAGCGAGTGGCTGGGCTGGTGGCTCTCGGGGAAACCCCCCGCCAATGTCTGGCTGGGGACCACGGTGGAGGACCAGGAGCGGGCGGATCAGCGGGTCCCGGCCCTGCTGCAGGTGCCCGCGGCCGTGCGGTTCCTGTCGTGTGAGCCGCTGCTGGGGCCGGTGGTCCTGCCGAACTGGATCAACCTGCCCCGGCCAGTGGTTGGTGATTGGCCCATCGGCCACAACACGCGGGCCGAGGCTGGTGTTCACAAAGTCAGCATGAACCCCCACGGTGCCCGGGCCATCAAGGCCCTCAACGGGCAACATCTGGGGATCAAGCCCGGCGAGTGCGAGGATCTGGGCCTCAGTCTGGACTGGGTGATCTGCGGTGGCGAGAGCGGCCCGAAGGCCCGCCCCATGCACCCGGACTGGGCCCGGGGCCTGCGCGACCAGTGCGCCGCGGCTGGGGTGCCCTTCCTGTTCAAGCAGTGGGGGGAGTGGGCGCCGTTCGTCAACGAGGACCACTACACGCACGGAGGGGCCGAGCGTCACCCCCATGCCTGGATCGAGGTTTCCGGGAAGCTCCAGGGCTTGTGCTGGATCGTGGATGACGATGGCACCTGGAGCAACTTCACCGGGAAGCCTCCGCTCGATTCGGAAAACGAGCTTCCTCGAACCGTGGCCGTCATGGGCCGCCACGGCAAGAAGGCCGCCGGCCGCCTCCTGGATGGCGTGGAGCACAACGGATTCCCGGAGGTGGCCCATGGCTGACCTCGAAGCGCTCTCCCTGCCGGAGCTGCGGGCCCGGCTGGAGGACCACCTGCTGGCGCGGCCGGTCATGCCGACGCCCTACCAGCCGTCATCCCCGGAGGGCAAGGCCTTCTACGACGCACGGCTGGCGTGGTCGGCCACCTGGCGGGAGCTGGAGCACGAGGTGTGGAAGCGCGAGAACCCGCCGATGGTCTTCAGGCGCTGCCCGCCCTGCGTGGTGCCGAAGGTCTACCGCCAGCCGCCCGTGAGGCTGCGGCGATGAGCGGCCTCACAGGAATGCCCGAACGCATGGACGCGCAGGCCGAGCTCACCACGCTGCGCTGGGTGGCCATCCACCTGCTGGACGAGCACGCCCGCCTGGCCTCGCCCCACGCCTGCCTCTGCCCTGTGTGCAAGGCGGCGCGGGAGTGGGTGGAGCCGCACCAGGCCGTGCCGCATCCGCCGATCACGCCGCGCTGCCCGCTGATGGCGGCGCGCCCTCAGGACGGAGGCTGACATGGCTGAATCCTATCCCCCCAACACCCACGACCTGGACGTGAGGGTGCGCGTCACCCTGCCCGCCGGGGAGACCGTGGCGGAGCAGGATGTGGCGCTGCTGCTCACGGGTGACGACTTCGATCCCTGGCCGGGCGTGGAGATCCACGAGGTGGACCTGCTGGCGCACCGTCCGGCGGAGGTGGTGGCCCTCGAGGGACGAGACCGGCTGAGCACCTGGTTCGGGCTGGGCCGGGCCAGCTTCCTGACGCTGCCGAGGGTGCTGATGGAGGCGATGCCGGACCACTGGCAGGGGCGCATGGCGGCCCTGCTGGAGGAGTACAACGAGGCCTTCCCCCATCAGCCCGACATCGGCAGCCGGGTGCAGATCACCCAGGACGGGAAGCTCATCAAGACGCCGGCCTGGCTGCTGAACTACCGCCACCCCGACCAGGCGGCCATCGACGCCCTGCGGGCGAACCGGGACTAATTAGCCGGTAAGGCATGAAAAAGGAGATTTATGAACGCTGAAACCGAAGTTGTTTTGATCGATGTTCGTGATGAGCGCGAACGGCAGGACGGGAAGTGGGGAGGTGCCCCCCATGACGATGAAAAGAGCCCTAGGAGCTGGCACGACGATATCCACAACTACAACGCCTGGGCCTTCCAGATGGCCGCCATGGGTGATCTCGCCAAGGCCCGTAGGCGGTGGGTCCAGGTGGCTGCGCTGGCGGTTGCTGTGGTCGAACGAATCGACCGGAAGGCCAAGGCCTAACGAATGAAGCTAACCGGCCCCGCCGAACTACTAGCGGGCCACTAATCGAAGTCAAAATTAGTAATAGGAGTGGCGATGGGAAAAGACGAAACGAAGGCGGGGTCCGAGTTGAGCGCAGGGTTAGGCCGGGCGGAAAGGACAAAGAGATGAGCAGAAAACAAGGAACGATGCTGAACGAGGCACGGAAGTTCTTCCCCGGCTGCACAGAACGGGAGGCCCACGACCTTTTCTGGAACGCCACTGCCTTCCCATTCTGTGGGATCAACCACATCAGGAAGCAGCTGAGAGAGGCTGCCCATGAAGGTGGGGGAACGCCCAACGGCGCGATGGCTCGGGCAGAGGAGCAGATGGAACGAGCCATGAAGGCTACGGCCTATCACCCCGAGCTAACCGGCCCGCGTCTACGCGGGTCCGAGTCGAGCGCCCAGTTGGACCGCTTGCGGGTTTATGCCGTTCACGATGGCGGCGAGTGTGTATGGGCCATCACCGATGACCCCGAGAAGGCCCGCACCATCAGCCGTGAATACCTGCGCGATTCGGCGCATCCCGAGGACTACGAGGGCGACGACGAGGAAATCACGGAGATGAACATGGATGCGAAGTTGTCCCTCTGGTGGGAGGAGGACCACATCTCGGATGGCGGATCGAAGCTCACGCGCACCTGCGCTGAGTGGATCAAGGATCAGGGTGAGGGATTCCTGGCAACGACGTGCATCTAGCGGCCCAACTTCCGAGCTAGCTCGGAAGTTGGGCCAGCGAACCGAAACCAATTGAAGGAGAACCAAGTGAGGAAACTGGAGTTTGAAAAACTTTCCGCCGAGGCGAGCCTGGCCATGAACAAGGCCGAGGATGCCCTCCGAAAGATGCTTCCGGAGGGAACGCACGGCAGGGCCTTCTTTCGGCATGGGCAGGTGAACCCTTCGCCTGCAACGGTTCGTGGGATCGCCCATGGAACGAGTGGGATGCGTGGCTGGATTGTCGTGGAGCTGGATGAGCACAAGGCCCGCTCTCGATACACCTACCGCGCCGTTCACTACACGAAGTTCGTTCCGGACCCCTCATAGCGGCCCAACGGCCCACATAACCGGCCCCACCGCAGCGAAACATCCGAAGGAGGAACCAACCATGAGTGAGCACCAAACCAAGGCAGAGAGCGGTAACGGTGGGGTCCGAGTTGATGCGCCGGTTAGGCGCGGTCTCCCCTTTCTGGGGCTGCTGTCTTGCCAGAAGACCGAGGCCATCATGCGCGGGGAGCGGGTGGAAATTACCGCCGAGGAATCGGGTATGTTCCGCGCCCAGATGGACCTGATGCACGCCCAGAGGTGGGATTGCGCGAGGCAGATTCTGGAAGAGGTCGCCGAGCAGGATCGCATGTGCCTGTGCGGGAAGTGCCTGCCCTGCCGCGCATATGCGGCCATCAAGTAGCGCCCAACGACTAGGCATTAACCCGGCGCCGCAGGCGTCCGGTGAGCGAAGCGAACGCAGGTTGAATGCCCGGTTAGGGCGCTGAATGGAGGGTTTGTGAGCAAAGAAACGAAAGTCGAGGCGCTTCCCCGCGAGATCCGCGATGCGATGGGGAAGGTGGACTTCGAGAGAGAGTTCCCGCAGCCGCTTTGCTGTATCACACGGGCGAAGTTGGAGGCTGAAGTCAAAGCCTGGAGGGAGCGGTTCCCAGTTCTCTACTACCGCAGCATGGATGACTGCATCGAGCGGCGTGAGCCCTAACTTTCAAATAGGCGTACTCGTTAGTACGCCTATTCAGCCCCTTAAAACCGTAAATGCTGAAAATCCCCTGGGACTCCGACATGGAAAAGCGTACTCATGACCTCAAGATCTGGCCGGAGCACTTCAACGCCGTCCTGGGCGGTCTGAAGCCCTTCGAGGTCCGCGTGGACGACCGCGGCTTCAAGGCTGGGGACTTCCTCTGCCTGCGGGAGTGGGAGCCGTACAGCCGGGCCTACACGGGCCGCGAGCTCACCCGCCGGGTGACCTGCCTCGTCCGCACGGCGGGCCCGGTGCCGCTGCCTGACAACCTGGTGGTGCTGGGGCTGGAGGATGCCGCCCTCGCCGCCGAGCAGGCCCGCCTGGGGGCCCTCCTGCACCAGGTGGCCGAGCTGCTGGGCGTGCCCACCAACTTCGGCGCCGTCGAGGAGGAGGCCCTGCTGGCGGCGGCGCGTGAGGTGCAGGCCCAGCGCGAGCAGGGCCTCGCCATGCTCGCGGCCTATGAGGAAGGGGACCGCTGATGTGCTACGGCTTCTTCTTGCCCTTCTTGTCCGGCGCTTGGCTCAAGGCGGAGCCGGCTACCCGCTTCACTTGTGCGGGAGTCTTTGGGTCGCCGAGCAGTTTCGCTGCGATTTTTGCCACCTTCGGGCCGGTCTTTTCGTTCTTGGCCATGACATGCCTCCTGGGATTTACCCGCGCCGAGGATACCGCCAAGGCCTGTGAAGGGAAGGGATTCTGATGGCTGGCTACGCGAAGGTGTTCGACTCGCTCCTCACCAGCTCGCTCTGGTGCCACGAGCACTATGTGATCCGCATCTGGATCGCCATGCTGGCGCGCTGCAACCAGCAGGGGGTGGTGGAGGGGTCCATCCCGGGGTTCGCCAGCCTCTGCCGGGTGACCAGGGAGGAACTGGAGCACACGCTGGAGGTGCTGCTGGCCCCGGACCCGGATAGCCGGACGCCTGACCGTGATGGCCGCCGCCTGGAGGTGGTGCCCGGCGGATGGCGGATCCTGAACTACAAGGCCTATCGCGCCAGGGGCCAGGAAAAGGAGGGCAGCAAGGCGCCCTTCATGCGGACGCTCCGAGAGGTCCGGAAGGCCCCGGCGCACCGGGTAACAGAAGGTAACGAGTTACCGGGAGGGGTAACGGGTGACCCAACTGCAACTGCAGGTACTGATGTACCCCCTACGGGGGTAGTGCCTCCGGCACGCCCGCGCGCCCCGAAACCGGACCTGGAGCCCCTGCGCCAGGAGGTGCTGGGGCACTGGAAGGCGGTGGCGGTGCCTGCGGGGCTGCCGGACGTGCTGAAGGGCACCAGCGCGAAACTACAGGCGGCCATGAACGCCCGGCTGAAGGATCCGGCCTGGCTGCCCCTCTTTCGGGAGGCGGTGGACTACGCAGCCCGGCACCCGGCTGCTGGCTGGATGCGGGGGGAGGGTGATCGCCAGTGGAAGGTCTCGCTGGAGTGGCTGCTGAAGCCGGACAAGGCGGAGGAGACCGCGGCCAGGGCCAGGGCGGCTCCGGGTCGGGCCCGGGGCATCGGGGCGGATGCGTCCACCCAGGCCCAGGTCCAGCAACTCCCCACGCGCAAGCTCGCTCCCCTTCCTCCCACAGGTGCCCCATGAGCCGCTTCCACCCTCGAACCACCACCCTGATGGCCAAGGCCGGGCTGGCGCCCAAGGAGCTTGAGGCGCTGGACTGTCCCTGCCGCCACCAGATCCCGGGCGACCGCCAGGGCTTCGGCCTGATCGGCCCGACGGGCACGGGCAAGTCCTGGGCGCTGGCGCAGCACCTGGCCGGGGTGCTGGACCGGTCGGTGCGCCAGCAGCCGGACCCGGCGCGGGCGGCCATGCTGTGGATCGACGGGGATGTGGCCCGGGATTGCCGGGTGCGCTGGGTGGGCTGGCTGGACATGGCGCGGCAGATCCGGGCCCGGGCGAAGACGGAACAGCGCTGGGTGTGGGACATGACGGAGGCGCTGGAGGACGTGCCCTTCCTGGTGCTGGATGACCTGGGCCGGGAGGAGAAGGATCTGCGGGCCGATGCGGCGCAGGAGGTGCTGCAGGAGGTGCTGGAGCGGCGCTACCGCTGCAACCAGCTGCTCTTCTGGACGAGCAATCGGACTCAGGAGGAGCTGACGGCGTTCTACGGCGGGCCCATGGCGAGCCGCCTGCTGGGCACCTGGCCGGCCTACGAGCTGGGTGGGCAGGATCTGCGGCTGTTCCCGGTGGATCTGCCGAAGGCGAGTGGGGGTGAGGGGTGAAGGGCTCACATCAGCACAGCCACTGGCAGACCCTCGCGGACATTCCTCCGCAGATTCGTGAATCAGGCATCCGGCACGCGATGTCGGTGCCGTCCAATCTTTCGGCGCTGGACCGGATCTCCTCGGGTGTGGAGGCCACGATGCTGCGGCTGTTCCGACACGAGCAGGCCCGCCTCGCGGTGGCCGGGATCCGGGCGGATCACCCGGAGGTGACCCTGGTGGAGGCGGAGCATGCGGCGGCGCTGATCGCCTGCCTGAGCCCGCTGACGGTGCGGAACCTGAGGGCTGCTCACCAGCGAAAGGAGAAGGGGTGATGGAATTCGAACTGAAACCCAAGGTGGACCAGCTGACCGAGGGGTTTACCGACATCGAGAAGCGGCAGATCCCGTACGCCACCTCCTGGGCCATGGCCCGGCTGGGGAATTTCGCACGCGACGGCATCGTGAAGTCCATGGATGCCCTGCTGGACCGCCCGACCAAGTACACGAAGTCGAGCGTGCGGGTGCGGTGGGAAAATCGGCCGGATGGTCTGCACTACTTCATCTTCATCAACGAGTGGGCACCCAAGGGAACGCCAGCGGTGAAATACCTGTTCCCCCAGGTCGAAGGGGGAGAGCGCAACGAGACGCGGTTTGAGCGCGCCCTCCGCTTTGCCGGGAAGTTGCCCGCCGGGATGAGCACGGTCCCTGCCCAGGGCGCGCCGAAGGATGCTCATGGCAACGTGAGGAACGGATTCCACACATCAGTGCTCACCATGCTGCAGGCGAGCACCGATGCTCTTCAGAACCAAACGGAGCACTCTGCCAAGCGCAAGGCTGCGGCCTACCGGGGGAAGCTCTTTGTGGGCCGGCCTGGTGGGGGGCGTCTGCCGCTGGGGATTTACCAGCGCCTGGGGATGCGGCCGCTTTGGCTCTTCGTGGACCGGCGGCCGGTCTACCGGAAGCGCGTGCCCTTTTTCGAGCTGGTGCAGGGGATCTTCAACGCGAAGTACCCCGAGTTCTTCAAGGCGGCCATGGAAGAGGCGATTCGGACGGCCAAATGAGCGAAGCACGCAGCTACCGAGTGGGCCAGGTGACCATGATCCCGGTCGGCGGGAGGTGGCACTATCGATTCCAGCTCGATCCGTTCCCCCGGCAGCAGAAGTCCACCAAGGAGCCGCTGCGGAACCGAGCCAGGGCTGAGCAGGCGGCCCTGGATGCCTGGGAGGCGGCCAAGCTCCGGGCCCGAGGCGAGGAGCCTGAGCCGACTCTGGGAGAGGCCTTTAGCTTCTTCGTGGATGAGCCGCTCCATGTGCTGCGGATGAGCGCCAGTCATTTGGCGAACATCGAGCGCTGCGGGCGGCTGCATTTGGGCGACCTGGCAGAACTGAAGCTCACGCAGTTGAGCACGAAGGCTGTCGAGGTGCAGCTCGGGGTGTTCCTGCAGGACCACGCGGTGTCCACCTCGAATCAGTGGCTGACCTACGTCCGCATCGTGTGCAAGTGGGCGATCCGCCGCCGGATGATCCGGGCGATGCCGTTCGATGTGCCCGAGGCGACGGTGAAGCGGAAGGCCAAGCCCTTGTTGCCCACGGGGAAGGTGATGGATTGGTTGGCGGCCGTGGACCGCAAGGCCCTCCGGGAGCCCAGCCTGGCCGTCATCCTCCGCCTGCAGGTGGGGCTGGGCCTGAGGCCCTCGGAGGCCCGCTGGGCCCGCTGGGAGTGGATGGACTGGGAGCGTGCCACCTACACACCGAGCGAGACAAAGGGTGGTGATGCTGTGGCGCGGCCTGTCCCGCCCTGGCTGATGGCCTACCTGCAGGAGAGACGCCAACCATTCGGGTGGATGGTGCCCACGCGGCGCGGCGGGAAGGTCTCGGCCTTCAGGCTGGGGGCTGTGGTGGAGGCTGCCTGCAAGGCGGTGAAGATCCCGCGCCTCACGCCGCACCGGTTGAGGGCGACCTATGCCACCTGGCTGTCGGAGGACGGCGCCACCATCCAGGACATTCAGCATGTGTTGGAGCATAAGGACATAAACACAACGGCTGGCTATCTCGGCATCGACCTCACCCGCGTGCGCACGGCCCAGGAACGCGGCGCCCGGCGCACTGGGCTGGCCGGGCGAGGAAGTGGCGAGGCATCGGCAGCAAAGGCGCAAGGAGATGCGAAGTGAAACCTAAGCGCGGTAGTTCGCAATTCCCATGCGCCGAGGGGAATACGGCAATTGAGAGTTTGTCTCAGGCGTCTCGATCCTTTCAACACTTACATGATGGTCTTTTGTGCAGGTATGTCGGGGGTCGAGCTTGAATATCAAATACGCAAGTGCCCTATTTATAGAGCGCAACGGGTCCTCTTTTAGGTCCCCCCTTGCGGGTAATTCGGACCCCGAACGCGCACGCATAAACGAGGCCAAAGGGCATTTCCGCGACGGTGGCCAATGGACTTAATGCACTTAACGCAAAAGCAATTATGCGCATTATACGAGCGCGACGACCGGACCATCCGCAACTGGGAGAAGGAGGACCCACCCCTGCCTTCCCATGGCTCGGGAAAAGGGAAGTATTACGTCTGGTCTGAGACGTTTACATGGTGGCGGTCCCGTGAATTCGCCTCCCTCATCCGGGCCACCAACCAGGGCGGGGGGGCTGTCCCCGCTATTGCAATAAGCGAGGCCAAGGACGCCGCGGCAAAGGCGGAAATCCGCCAGCTCGAGTTGGCCGAGAAGCGAAAAGAACTCGTCGCGCTGCGCGATGTGGAGGCCCGGGTGGCTGGCCGGATCAGTCAGTGCATCATCCAGCTCCGAGGGATCCCCAACCGGCTGCGGGCGAAATTCGGGACCGACGTGGCCCTCGCCACCGCCAAGGAAATCGACCGCACCTGCGCCCTGCTCGGCGGCGGGAAGGCTGAAGGAGAAGTATGAGCGAGGAATTCGCCACCGCCCCGGAAGGCCTGGTCGCCATCGAGATGATGGTCGAGCGCCTCAACAAGCTCTGGAATCCGCCCCCACAAGTGCTGCCCAGCGAGTGGGCCCGCAAGAACCTCTGGCTCACCCAGGGCGCCCGGAAGGGCTTCTGTGTTCCCGACCCTTACCAGATCGAGATCATGGATGCCGTGGCCCGGCCCGGCGTGCGCAAGCTGACCTTCCTCAAGCCCGTGCAGATCGGCTACACCACCATCCTCCAGGCCATCTTCGGATGGGCCGTGGACCTTTACGCCCACCAGGTGCTCCTGGTCCAGCCCTCCCAGCCCACCGCCAAGAAATTCGCCCGGGATCGCATCGACCCCGTGATCGAGCACGCCCCCGGCTTGGCCAGCCGCCTCGTCATACCCGGCAAGTCCACACCCGGCTCCACCATCCGCGACAAGATGTTCACCAACGGCGGCAGCCTCTTCGTCGCCGCGGCCAAGGCCCCGAAGGAACTGCGCATGTTCAGCGCCAGCCTCATCCTCCTGGATGAGCGGAGCACCTTCGAGGTCACCGTCGGCAGCGAGGGTGATCCCGCCAAGATCGCCGAAGCCCGTGGTGAAGTGTTCGAAGACCTGGTGCTCTTCCAGGGCTCTACCGTCGTGCTGTCCCGGGGGAAAGATCCCATCGAGCAGGATTACCTGGAGAGCAGCATGGCCAAGTATTTCGTGCCGTGCCCCCAGTGCAACGGGCTCTCGACCCTCCCATGGCGCGATGAGCAGGGCCGCCATCGCCTGATCTACGAGCTGGATGGAAACCGCAAAGTCGTGAAGGACAGCGTGCGCTACGCCTGCATCCACTGCGACACCGACATCACCGAGACCTGGAAGGTGAAGATGGTCGAAGCCGGGAACTGGATCCACGCCCGGCCCGAGATCACCGATCACCTCGGCTACCACACCACCAGCCTCATGAGCGTCGTGAAGAACAACTGGGATGAGCTGGCCCAGAAGTGGGCCGACGCCCAGGGCAACAGCTCCCGCCTGAAATCCTTCCTCACCCTGAACCTGGCCGAGACCTGGCTTGAGCCTGGCTCCCAGCTGGACTCCGCATCCCTCCTGGGCCGCCTCGATCACAGCATGGTGCGTCGCCAGGTGCCCGAAGGCGCCGGCGTGGTGGTCTGCTTCACCGACATGCAGAAGACCTGGCTGGAGGGCAGCATCTGGGCCTTCGGTGATGGCATGGAGGCTTGGCTGGTCGATTGGTTCCGCGCCGATGGCGACACCTCCCAGGGCGAAGTCTGGGAGGATCTGGACGCCTGGCTGCTCGAACCCATCCACCACGCCAACGGCAAGGTGGCCGCCCTCGACCTGGCCCTGGTGGATTCCGGCTACAACAGCGGCACCGTCTACAGCTTCGTCATGCCCCGGCAGAACGCCAAGCGGCGCGTCTACGCCAGCAAGGGCAGCGAGAAGATTACCGCCGTGGGCCTCGCCCGGGAGGGCGTCTCCCGCAAGGCCCGCGTGCGCCTCTTCAACATCGCCACCGATGCCGCCAAGAAGGTGGCCATGGGCATGCTCAACCAGAGGCTGCCCGAAGGCGAGACCCGCCGCCCCGGCTACGTGCACATCCCCGGATGGGTGACCGAAGAATTCATCAAGGGCCTGGCCTCCGAGCGTCACGAGGAATTCCAGGATCCCAAGACCGGCGTCACCAAGCAGCGGTGGACCGAGATCGAAGACCGCAACGAGCCCTGGGATTGCTTCGTCGGATCCGTGGCCGCGGTCTGGATCCTCCAGAACCTCCTCCAGCCCGGGCGCTACCGCGACCTGGCCGCCCTGGCGGCCGAGGTCTCCGAAGTGAAACCTAAAACCGAGGCCAAGGAGGCCCCCCCCGTCCCCCAGCGGATGGGTGGCGGGGGTCTGGGCGGGCTCGGCGGCGGGGGCCTCGGTGGCGGCATGTTCCGGGGCGGCCTCTGACACTAACTTTTTTTTGGTGAGGATGAACTTTCAGGCCCGCCCGACTCTGGGCCTGCATGGAGATCCCGACCCTCGAACCCACCCAGATCACCGCTGCCGACAGCGTGGCCTGGGTGCGGTCCATCCCGGCCTACCCGGCCACCGAGGGCTGGATCCTGCACTACGTCCTGCTGAGCCTGGGGAAACCGCCCATCACGCTGGATTCCACCGCCGCCGGCGCCGACCACCAGATCAACGTGCCAGCAGACACCACGGCCACGTGGGCGGATGCCGATTACCGCTGGACCGCCTACGTCACCAAGGGAACCGACCGGAAGACCCTCGGCAGCGGCCAGGTGCGCATCCTCCCGGACCCCTCCACCCAGACCGCGGACTTCGACCCCCGCACCGAGAACCAGAAGATCCTCGACGCCATCACCGCCGTCCTGGCCGGCGAGCTCACCAACCCCCTGGTGAAGTACAAGATCGCCGGGCGCGAGGCCGAGCGCCACAGCCGCATGGAGCTGCTCCAGCTCCAGGGGATCTACAAGCACCGCGTGGCCGTCGAGAACGGGCAGGCCTCGTTCTTCGGCGCCATCCCCATCAGCTTCGCCAGCGACCACGGCATCCCTGGAGGCGGCTATGACTGACCTCAGCCTCCGCCTGCCTGATCCCGCCAGCTTCGGGCCCGACTACCTCGCCCAGACCTTGGCCGCCCAGCGGGGCCGCCAGACCGGCCAGCGCGACTTCCTGGGTGCCCGCCTCGGCCGCGGGCCCAGCTTCATCAACGCCCTACAGCGCCGCGACGCCGAGATCCGCAAGGATGTGACCAGCCTCCGGGCCCACAGCCGCCACCTCGACAACAACAACCCCTGGTATCGGAACTACCTCCGCATGATGGAGACCGACACCGTGGGGCCCAAGGGCTTCACCCTGCAGGCTCGCGTGCGCAAGCCCGGCAGCGATGATCTCTGGGAAGAGGTCAACAACACCCTGGAGACCGCCTTCAAGGCCTGGTCCCAGAAGGGAGTCTGCACCGTCGATGGCCGGCACTCCTTCCTGGGTGTCAAGCGCCTCACCGGCCGCACCCTGCCGTGCGATGGCGAGGTCTTCATCCGCGAGGTCTTCGGCTTCAACAACGGGTGGGGGTACGCCCTGCAGCTCCTAGATGCCGACCTCCTCGACGTGGCCTACAACCAGGAGCCCGGCAACGGCCGCAACGCCATCGTCATGGGCACCGAGCTCGACAGCTGGGGCCGGCCCATCCGCTACTGGTTCCGCCCCTCCAACACCGCCTACTCCAACGCCTACCCCAACGGCGACGGCAAGCGGTTCCCCATCCCGGCCGAGCAGATCATCCACGTCTGCGACCCCGAGCGGATGAACCAGACCCGGGGCGTGCCCTTCGCCGCCCCCGTCATGTACCTCATTGCCATGCTCGGCGCCTACCTCGAGAACGAACTGGCCGCCAGCCGCTTCGAAACCGAGCGGTTCATGATGCTGGAGAACCCCGAAGGCCTCGGCGACTTCAAGGAGGCCCAGGCCGTGGGCGCGAAGATCGTGTCGGCGGGGCTGCACGCGCAGGTACTGCCCCCCGGCTACAAGGCCACCGCGCCCGATCTCCGCCACCCCAACGCCAACCTTCCGCCCTACGTGGCGACCATGCTTCACGCCATGGCCGCTGGCCTCGGCGTCAGCCACCACGGGCTCACCCGCGATCCCTCCGAGGCCAATTACACCGCCACCCGCGCCGACGACATGGTGGACCGCCCCCAGAAGCAGCGCCTCCAGGGAGTCCTGGTCGAGACCATGCTCGAACGGGTCTACCGGAACTGGCTCCAGATGGCCTACCTCGCCGGGAAGATCAAGCTGCCCGCCCAGGTCACCCTGGACATGGCCGCCGAGCACCGCTGGACCGCCCGCGGCTGGGTGCTGCTGGATCCCCTCAAGGATCGCCAGGCCGATGTGCTCGGGATCAATAACGGCTTGACCACCCGCAGCCGGATCGTGGGCGAGGAAGGCGAAAGCCTGGAAGACATCGTGAAGGGCCTCGCCTACGAGCAGGCGCTCTTCGAGAAGCACGGCGTGAAGCTCACCCCCACCACCGTCCTCACCGTGCCCGCCGACTCCGAAGACAAGTCCTCCAAGAAAGGAGAAACGGATGCCGCTTCTGCCTGACGCCCCACCCACCGAGGCCCCGACCCTCATGCACCGCAGCGCCACCCTCGTGCGGGCCGAGCTGAACCCCGAGACCCGTACCGTGCCCCTGTCGATCTCCAGCGAGACGCCCGTCCTGCGCTGGCTTCGGGTGAACGACCAGTGGCTCGTGGCCTACGAGGTGCTGGACCACAGCTCTCTCGACGCCATCGACCTGGCCCGGTTCAGCGGCCCCTTCGGCGGCCCGCTGCTCTTCAACCACGGCTACACCGACGCCGAGAACCCGCTGATCGGCCGGTTCGCCATCGAAGGGATCAAGGACCGGGCCCTCCGTGGGCTCGCCCGGTTCGCCTCCGCCGGCTTCGCCGACGAGTGCTTCCGGCAGACCCAGGACGATGTGCTGGTCGATGTCTCCATCGGCTACGACTACGACTCCAAAGACCTCAAGCCCGACGGCATGGCGCCCGACGGCTACCCCATTTTCCGCGTCACCCGGTGGGCGCTGATGGAGGCCTCCATGGTCCCCATGCCTGCCGACATCCACGTGGGCAAGGGCCGCACGGCCCACCCCGACCTTCCCCCCAACCCCCCGGCCGTCCCGGCCGCGAACCGAATGGAGGCACCCATGCCCCTCGAGCCCGGCAAACCCGCGGCCCCGGAAACCCCCGCGGCCGAAACCCGCACCACCCCCGTCAACGTCCTGGAGCTCCAGTCCAGCGCCATCAGGGAGGCGATGGAGGTCCGCGCCATCGCCGCCAAGCTGCGCCTCGAGAAGGATTTCGAGGAGCTGGTCGGCTCTGGCATCACCATGTCCCAGGTGCGCTTCAAGCTCCTGGAACGTGCCGCCTCGAGCCCCCTGCCCAGCGGCCCTCCGATCTCCGAGCAGATCGGCCTCACCGACAAGGAGAAGAACCGCTTCTCCGTGGCCAAGGCCGTCCTCAGCATGGTGACCGGCGACCGCGGCCTCGCAGCCTTCGAGCGCGAGGTCAGCGCCGAGCTGTACAAGCGCATGGGCCAGTCCGGCAACGGGATCATGGTCCCCACCGACATCCCCATCACCAAGGAATCCAAGCGCATGATCGCCCAGCAGCTGGCGACCCGCGCGGCCCTGTCGGTCAACGCCGGCGCCGGCCTGAACCCCCAGGCCGAGAACGTCTTCACCGAGTACGCCGGGTTCATCGACCTGCTGCGGCCCGCCGCGGTCCTCATGGGCCTGGGCGTGGACATGCGCTCCGGCCTGCGCGACAACTACGCCTTCGTCCGCCAGACCGCCGGTGCCACCTCCTACATCCTGGCGGAAGGGGCGGCCCCCGCCGACTCCGACACCCAGTACGAGCTGGTGGAGATGAAGCCCCACGCCTGCAAGGCCGTGCTCCGCTACACCAAGCAGCAGCTGGCCCAGAGCGTGTTCAACCTCGAAGCCGAACTCACCCGCGACCTCGTGCTGTCGCACGCCACCCGGATGGACGCCGAAGGCATCGCCGGGGCCGCCCTCAGCACCAGCCTGCTCACCGCCGCCGGCGTCAACCTGGTGCCCTTCGGCCTGGGCGCCGCCACCTGGGCCGACTTCATCGCCATGAAGACCGCCGTGATGAAGTCCAACGCCGACCGCCTCGGCACCATGGGCTACCTCGCCGATCCCGACGTGCTGGGCTACGCCGAGTCCGTGCCGCGCTTCGCCAACACCGGCATCCCGATCTACGACAACGGCAAGATCGGCATGTTCCCCGCCGAGTGGTCCAACCAGGTCCCCCTCAACGTGGCCGACCACCAGGTGCTCTTCGGCGCCTTCAACCAGGCCCTCTTCGGCGAGTGGGGCGCCCTCGAGCTGCTGGTCAACCCCTACAGCGAGGACAAGGAAGGCATCGTCCGAATCACCACCCACGACTTCATCGACTTCCAGGTGAAGCAGCCCAAGGCCTTCGCCAAGTCCACCGACGTGAAGCTGGCCTAGCCATGAGGACCATCCGTCTCCGCATCGTGAGGGGCGTGACCCTTCCGGGAGGGATCGATGCCCTCCCGGATTCCAGCCACGAGGTCGAGGAACGCTTTGGCCGCGCCCTGCTCTTCGAGGGCCGCGCCATCCCCGATCCCGACATCCTCGCCCCCACCGGCGAGGAGCCCCAGGACGATGCGGGGCCGGACCTCGACCCCGAACCGCCGCCCGCCCCGGTCAGCACCCAGGACCGCGACCCCAAGCCCATCAACCGCGACCCCGCCCGCCGCCGCCAAGGCCCCCGCCGATGAACCCCATCTTCGCCAGCGACCTCCAGATCATGACGGCCGACTTCGGCCAGGAGATCGTGTGGGGCGCCTTCAAAACCAAGGCCAACGTGGGCAAGTCCACCGAGGATCTCGTCGCGGAGGATGGCTTCGCCATTGTCCGGGGCGAGACCCCGGT